GGCGCCCGAGTACAGCGTCGCCGCCGCCGAGCTCCGGCTGGGCGGATCGCCGAACAGCGCGATCGCCTCGGGCGGCGTGATCGGCCGGCCAGTGCGCATGCAGTGCTCGTGCACTTGCATCGACCAGCGGCCCAGGCGTTGGGGTGCGGTCATGCGCGCGCTTCCACACGATCCGCCACGAGCTCGACTCGCTCCCCGGCGTGCTGCGGCGCGCGCACGACCGGCCAGTAGGCGGCGCGCGTCCCTGGAGGGCACAAGCGCTCTTCTGGCGCCCGGCGGTCTTCGGTGAGGTGGTGGCCGCATGAGCAGCGTAGCGGGCAGGCCCAGGCGCCCATGCAGGATGGGGGGAGTGCGGCGCGGGTCATGCGGCCATCCTGTCGGCTCGCATCCCCGGCGGCAGCGCGTCGACTTCGATCGGGCGGAACTGCGCCTGCGCCTGCGGGTCGGCAGACTGCGACGCGAGCGCTTCTCGCAAGGCGGCGCGCTGCCCCATCGTCAGGCGCTCGCCCCGGCTCTCGCGGTCTTGCAGGTCATAGGCCCACTGGAGCGGCCCGCGCTCTGTCTGCGCTTCGCGCATGCGCGCGAGCTCGGCGGCCACCCGCATCGGGTCGGCCTTCGGCGCTTCGATGACCTGTTGCTGCGGCTCCGGCGCCCTGCCGCACAGCGACTTGAACTGGCCGAGCAGCGGCGGCGCGTCGTCTGGCAGGTAGTCCAGCGCCCAGATGATCGCGTCCTTGCGGTAGCCGGCCAGCCCGATGCCCCAGTCGCGCAGCAGCAGCATCTCGTCGGCGCCGGCGATCCGACCGGTCCACAGGGAGCCGTAGCGGATCACCATCTTGGCGAAGATGGCTTGCACCAGCGGCAGCGGCTGCGCCCAGTCAGGCCAGTCGTCGCGCGTGTACTTCGATGGCGTCGGCATCGAGCGTCTCCTGCGGTGGATCGGTGAGCAGCGCGGCGTTGGCCATGCCGCCGGTCAGGCGCGCGATGCGCTGCGCCGCGGCCTCGGCATCCCGCTCGCGGAACGAGAGCGGCGTCTGCGCTCCGGCCGCGTGCGGCGGCGGAAACTGCTTCTGCGTGATATGGCTCATGCACCAGTTCTGCCAGGTGCCCTCCCAGTCGAGCTTCGTCGCGTCCTTGCCGGTCTTTCCGGACCAGTGGTTGCGGAAGGTGAGCGCGATGTCGCGGACGATCTGCTCTGTCCAGTGCGGGTACTTCGCGAGCGCCCACTCGCCCCAGCTGCGCGGCAGTTGCCAGTCCTTCGGCAAGCGCGCGCCGCGCTCGGCGCGAGTCGTCGTCTTGGCGGCCGGGGTTCCGTCGTTGCCGGCGCCGTCAGGCGGCGGATTCGGCGCTTGGGCGGAAATAACCTTCTCTTCTATTGGGGAGTGGGGATGGGACTGGGTAGCCGTTCCGGGCGCGTTCGAGGGCGTTCCGGGCGCCGTACCCGGGACGTCCAAGGTTGTCCGTGGTGCCGTTCCGGTTGCCGTTCCAGGCCCGCCCGCAGCGGGGCCTGCGAGGGTTATCCCGCGCTCAAGTTCGCGCAGTTCAGCGATGCTGGCGTCCCACCGTGCGTGCAGGCCGGCACCTCGGACGACCTCGAACAGCCTGGAGCGTTCCAGGTTGTACCGGGTCTTGCGGTCGTTATTGGACTTCCTCTTGGCCTCGCGCGTCGGCGCGTCGGCCCGATAGGCGGCGATGACTTCGTCGCAGGTCTTCTGGTGATAGCCATCCTCGCGCAGCACGAAGAACTCGCCAAGGATCGCAACGACAGCCCGGCGATCGTCGTCGTCCTGGCAGCGAACGAGCCGCTGCAGTTGCTCGACGTCGGCTGTGAGCGGCCGCTCCTTCGCGTAATACTTGCGGATCAGGCGGTGGTAGATGCCGTCCTCGCGAGGCGTCAGATGCGACGTCGCCTCGTCGTAGTCGCCGATATGGTGCTCGAAGTAGTTCACCCCTCGCACCCCTTGCCGATCGCTCCGGAGTCTCCTGGAGCAGTGAAGTCCCTCCAGTGCACCCACCCGCGCTCCGCGCAGTGGAATCCCCAGCGCCTGACGCGCGGGCCGGTGATGAACAGCGTCCAGCAGCACAGCGGGATGCCCTTCAGGACCGTCGTCAGTTCGAGACGGTGCGGCGACGGGCCCAGTCGAAACTTCATCGACCCGGCGATGCGCAGCTTGCGCACGCCGATGCCACCCGCCTTGATCGTGTGCTCGACGTAGGCGCCGCGCAGCACCCAGCTGATGTTGAACAGCCACGGGTGGTCGTGCAGCGCCCGGTCGTCGTCGCTGCGCAGGAACTGGTGCAGGTAGACGTTGAAGAACGGGTTGCGCGGGATCACGAACCAGCGCCGCAGATAGGGCCGCGCGCCGCCGCCGATCACGAAGTCGGGATGGCGGGAGTCGGCGATCGCGATCAGCCTCGAGCGCAGGCTCATGCGTGGCCCTCGAGCACGAGCTCGCGGATGATGTCGGTCACGGTTTCGGCCGGCGGCGGGCGCAGGGGCTGAAGGTCCGCGTCGAGCAGGAACTCGAGCCGGCGCCGGCAGTTCGGGCAGTACAGCGGCGCCTCGTAGTCCCACGCCGGCCCGTAGCCGAAGGCGTCGCGCGTGCGCAGCGACGTCACGCGCACCGGAGAGCCGATGACGTTGGTCAGGCAACTCAGGCCGCTCGTGCTGCGCACCACCATCGCCAAGTCGCCGGGACTGCAATTCATGGGATCAGCCCCCCCTAGTTCGTGGCTTGTAAAGCGCCGCTGTCGCGCCGTACCGTAGCGGCATGGATGAGCAGCACATCACAGCGAAGCAGCCGGGCGCGATGGCGTCAGGCGGGGGCGAGTTCGGCGGACACGGCCGCCGGCAAGGGCGCGAGCGCGAGCTCGGGAGCGCCGCGGCGGTCGATCAGTTCGGGCCACAGCAGCCACCAGTCGCCGGGCCGGCAGTCCCACGGCATCACCTCGCCGGCGGTGAACTCCTGGATCGGGCGAACGAGGTGCGCCGGAATCGGCTTGTCGCTCGCCTTCATCTGCGCGACGAACGACCGCGAGATGCGGCGTTGCGCGCCGTGGCGTGAGACGGCGGCGGTGAGGAATTCGGCCAGCTTGGACGACCGGCCGTGCTCTGCGTCGAGCCAGGTTTGCAGCTTCATGGCCGCGAGTTTAGGGGCGCACAACAAATTGCGCAAGCCCCATGTCAGCGGCGCGAATCAGCCGGGCAAGCAGTGCTTGACTGTCGCCTCCTACGATTCGGGCATGGAACACATCGGCGAACTAATCGCGACGCTGCTCGAGTTGCGCGGCATCCGCAAGACGGACGTCGCGGCGAAACTCGGCGTCACGCGCAGCGCGGTCACCAACTGGTGCTCGACCGGCAAGATCCGCAAGGATCACCTCATGGGCGTGGCGCGGATGCTCGGCACTACGTCCGACGCGCTGCAGGATCTGGAGTTCGCCAGCATCGAGGAAGTGCAGGCCTTCGCCAGTTCCCTCGGTGACGACCGCAGGCCTGCAGCGCCGGCGGTGGAACTGGCGCGACCGAACCCGGCGTCAAGCCCGATCGCCGCCGAGCTTGGGCGGCTCGTCGCTTCAGCCTACGATCGAATCGGCGACGACGCGGCGAAGGCGTCGCTGCTGTCGCAGGTCATCCTGCTGTGTCACCCGATTCCTTCGACCGTTGCGCCAGATCCAGCAGGGCCGCCATCTGCAGCGACCACGCGAAAGCCGAACAAGCATCGGTGAAGATGCCACGCACCGATCCGCGGCGCACGCTGTCGACGACGTACTGGCGGAACAGGTCGATGGCACTCTCCTGCACTAGCAGCGCGATGGGCAGGCGTGCGAATACGGCGTCGGAGGCGACCCGCACCGCCGACAGGTCGTGCACCATGATCGCCTGGCGGAAGTCGCTGATGATCGCGCGCGCGCAACGAGCCTCGACTTCGCGGGCCGCGCACTTGCGCACTATGAGGTGAGATTCGGGGGTGAGCAGACCGACATGGTGCACCCAGAGCACCCGCCGGATCGCGTCGAACTTCACGATCGACCGACCCGTTGCGAAGTCGATCGAGTGAAGGCGTGACCCTTCAATCTCCACCGGGCCTTCGTCTTCGTCGGTTGCGTTCTGCCCACTGCTTCAGCGCGCCGGTCGCCCCTGAAGCGAGGCCCTGACCGGCCCCGGCGCGCTCGAAGATCACGACCGAGGCCCCGCCGTCGAGCGTGGCCCGCCAAACGCGCGACGGGAAGGGCTGCGTGAACTGACCCTGCATCGTCTGCATCGACTCGACCCCCGGGCCGTAGATCGCCGCAGCGGCGTCGCGCATGCGCTGGTAGGACGACCAGGGGAAGGTCACTTCGAAGCCCTCCACGCGGCCGGCGACGATCCGGAACATCACGCCGTCGGCGCGCTCGCCGCCGAACTTGATCGAGCCGGCCGGTGCGTTGCACACCTCGTCGCCGTCGTCGCGGAATTCCTCGGACGGAACGCGGCACGTCACGCCGACGAAGGTCTGGAACAGCGCCGCCTTCGGGGCGCCCATGGGCACGCCGTTGAACGCCAGTTCATCCGCGCTCACCTGAGCGACCCACAACACCGCGGCCATTGCAGCCGGCACAGACCTGATTCGCATGACCGATTGTGCCAAATTGTTTGTTCAGCACCGCTTGCGCCCTTTGTTTTGCTGCGCTATAGTTCCGCGAAACAGTGCCGATACAGCAGCGGAGAAGGAGGTAGCGATGATCGAGCAGTCCGCCCCGTCCAGCGGGGCCGTCACCGAGCAGCACCTGAAGGCCTACATCTCGGCGCTCCAGTCGCACGACTGGTCGTTCGAGTACAGCGACGATTCCCGGGTCTGGAACCGCGGCCGCGAATCGCTCGAGGCCCTGCGCACCGCGCAGCGCCTGATCGACCCGGACGGGATGATCTGGAACCAGTACGCGCCCGAGGGCTACCGGTTCAAGCTGGCCGAAGGGGCGCCGTCGTGACCCGCCCCTACCTGTTCGGCCGCCGGCCGCGCCGGATGAACGCCGAGGACAAGGCCGCGCTCGAGCGCGCGCACCTCAAGCGTATCCGCAAGCAGTTCAAGCGGCTCGCCGACAAGGAGCGCGGCGGGTTCATCGGGAGCGTCGAATGAGGGCCGACGACATGACCAACCTGAACACCCCTGCGCTGGCCACCGGCCGGCTGACCGAGGCCGAGCTCGCCCGCAAGCAGGCCGACCTGGGCGCCTGGACGATGCTGGCCGAACCGCTCGACGCGCAGATGGACGCGCAGACTGACGTCGATCCGACCGACGACCTGGCCGACCCCTGGTGGTTCCAGTGGATCGTCTGGCCAGCCGCGTTCGCGCTGGCGATCGCCGCGTCGTTCATCTGGCCGCTCTGGATCAAGCCGTGAGGGCCGAGGCATGAGGTATTTCGCAATCCTCGTCGTGGCGGCCGCTGCGAACATCATCTATCAGTCCATGCAGCGGAATCCTCGATACGAGGTCGCCTTTGAGCGGACCTGGTTTCAGGCACTTGTTCTCTGGCTCGCGTGGCTCACCGACCCGTCGGGCTGGATCCATCCATGAGCGTGCACATCGGCCTGCGCTGGCGGCCCGGGCACCGCGTCTTCCGCAACGACGAGACCGGCGAGTTCGCCGAAGTCAATTCGCCCATTTTGGGCGAGAGCGAACGGCTCGTGCAGTCGGCGCTGCTGCGCAAGCGGCGCCGCGGCTGGCTGCGCTCCGAGCCCATCCCTTCCACCACCGAGCGAGGATCCCATGACGACCACCACGGAACTGACGACCACGCCGCCGCCGGCGCATGACACCAGCACGGCAGGCCTCGTGCTCGACGAGGCCAACCTGGGGCGCATGTACCAGCTGGCCGAGATGATGGCATCCGCCCGCTCGACGGTGCCCAAGCACCTGGCCGGCAACAAGGGCGACTGCATGGCCGTCGTGATGCAGGCGATGCAGTGGCGCATGAACCCGTTCGCGGTGGCGCAGAAGACGCACGTCGTCAACGGCGCGCTCGGCTACGAGGGCCAACTCGTCAACGCCGTCGTGCACACCTCCGGCGCCACCAAGGACCGGCTGAACTACGAGTGGTTCGGCGACTGGTCGAAGGTCATGGGCAAGTTCGAAGAGCGCGAGTCGAAGAAGAAGGTCGACGAGGACACTGGCAAGCCGCTCAAGTACCGCGTGCCGACCTGGACGATCAAGGACGAGGAAGGCCTGGGCATCCGCGTCTGGGCGACCATGCGCGGCGAGGCCGCGCCGCGCGTGCTCGAACTGCTGCTCGTGCAGTGCCGCACCCGCAACTCGCCACTGTGGGCCGACGACCCGCGGCAGCAGATCGCCTACCTGGCCGGCAAGCGCTGGACGCGCCTGCACTGCCCGGACGTGCTGCTCGGCGTCTACACGCCCGACGAGCTCGAGGCGCCGGTGGTGCGCGACATGGGCGCGGCCGAAGTCGTCGACCCGCCGGCGCCGGCCCGGCTGACTGCCGAGGCGCTGGAGGCCTGGACCGCCGCCGCCAAGCAGGGCACGGCCGCCGCGCGCAAGCACTGGTCCGCGATGACCGCGGCCGAACGGGCGCTCGCGACCGAGGACGAGAAGCGGACGATGTGGGAGCACGCGATCGCCGCCGACAAGGCGCGCACCGTCGAGACGCCGCCGCCGCCGCCGGCACCGGCACCGGCACCGGCGTCCGAAGCGGGCACGCAAGTCGACGACCCGTTCGTCCACGCGATGAACGCCGCCGAGGGGGCCGGAGCGTGATCGTCGTCGAGTGCGAGCAGGGCAGCCCTGAGTGGCATCAGGCCCGGGTCGGCGTCATCACGGCCAGCGAGTTCATCACCGCTCGTGGCGTCTACAAGACGGGGAAGAACATCGGTCAACCGAATTCCGCCGCGCGTGACTACGCCTTCAAGAAGGCGATCGAGCGCCTGGGCGGCAAGCTGCTCGACGACGGCTTCGAGAACTGGGGCATTCGCCGCGGCCACGAACTCGAACCCGATGCACGGCGCGAGCACGAGATCCAGCTTGGCGAGCTCGTCCACCGCTGCGGCTTCGTCAAGACCGATTGCGGCCGCTTCGGCTGCAGTCTGGACGGGATGATCGGATTCAAGAAGGGCGGCAGCGAATACAAGTGCTACGCCTCGCCGGAGAAGTTGCGCGAGATCCTGCTCGACGGCGACCTGTCCGAAGTGATGGATCAGGTGCAGGGCGGCATCCATATCGCCGAGCTCGAGTGGATGGACTTCTGCCTGTACTGCCCGGAGCTCAAGCCGGTCGGCAATTCGCTCTGGCACCGGAGGGTCTACCGGAACGACCGCTACATCGCCGAACTGTTCGACGACCTCGAGCGCTTCGACGACCTCGTCGAAGAGTACATGGCCAAACTGCGCAAGTCGCTCATGTCTGCGCCGTCGCCGACTTCGGTCGGGGTTTGAGGCCGGCATGACGCAACTCGCCCTCGACCTGCAGCCGCCCCGCGCGTCCGGCTCGCGCTTGGGCGACCTGTGCGCCGACAAGGCCGAGCGCGTGGCCGGCTTCGACGGGCAGGCCGCCGGCAAGTGCATCGTCGAACTGCTGCGCGCCAGGGGCGCCATGAGCGGCGAGGAACTGACCGACGCGGCGATGGCGCAGGGCCACCGGCCGCACGACCAGCGCGCCTTCGGGCCGGTCTACGCCAGGCTGGCGCGAGAAGGCCTGATCCGCTGCGTCGGCTACTGCGCCCGCCGCAAAGGAAACGGGACGGCCGGCGGGCGACTGTGGGGCGTGGCGTGCCCGACTACGTCGACACCGTGATCGCCACCGTCGACGGCGCGCGCGAGAAGTTCAAGCTCGCGATGACGCACGCGAAGTGCCTGCTCGACAACGGCGAGTGGGTCGAGCTCAAGGTCGGTCCGGCGCTCGACTCGATCGGCGCCAGGCAGCGCGGGTTCCTGCACGGGGCCGTGTTGCCGCAGATCGCCGAGCAGGCCTACGTCGGCGAGAAGCGCGAGCGCTTCGCCGCCGAAGTCTGGAAAGAGTTCTTCCACCGCCGCTTCATCCCCGACCGCTGGGTCATGCGCAAGCTGCCCGGCGCCAAGCGCGCCACGCC